GCGGGTCGCTGATCACGGTCACGGGCGTGGCGGGCTATACGTCGATCCCGGCGAGCATCATTCACGCGGTCAAGCTGCTGGTGGCGGACTGGTTTGCGGTCCGCGAGGATACGAACGTCGGGAATATCGTGAACACGATGCCCAACAGCGTCATGGCGTTGCTTGCTAATCATCGGCGGTGGGGCGTCTGATGAAGGCTGGGCCACGTAATCGGATGATTACGTTTCAGCGGAGCATAACGACGACGGACGATTATGGCGGCCAGGTTGCGACGTGGATGACGCTCTGCCGCGCCCACGCCTCTGTGGGCTTCGGGACGGGGCAGGAGAGGCGTGAGGCGGCACAGGAGAGTGCATCAGCCCCCGCGACCTTCCGCGTGCTCTACAATGGCTCCACGGCCGATCTGAGGCCGACTGATCGCATTCAATATCTCGGCTCTTCCTGGGACATCACGTCGGTGGTCCCGATCGGATTGAATGAGGGCGTTGAGATCGTCGCCATCCGCCTACAGCCTACAGGAGACATAGATGACTGATATTTCGATCACACCGGGTTCGGTTCTCGCCGGCTCCGGCGCCAGCACCACCAACGGGACGGCGGGCGCGACGATAACGGCCGGTCAGGTGGTGTATCTGGATGCCACTGACGGCGAGTTCAAACTGGCGGACAGTGATTCCGCGACTGCGGCGGTTCGCTCGCCTTATGGCATCGCCTTGAATGGCGCATCTGATGGACAGCCGCTTGCGGTGCTTCGGCGGGGACCGATCACGATCGGCGGGACGATGACGGCGGGGCTGGCCTATTATCTGAGCAAGGCGACGCCCGGCGGCATCTGCCCGGTGGCCGATATCGCCTCGGGCGGATATTCGGTGATCCTCGGTATTGCCACTTCCACGACCGTTCTGGACGTGAAGATCCAGGAAAGCGGCGTCGCGGTCTGATGAAAGTAAAGGTTGAAGGCTTCCGTGAACTGGAGGCCTCCCTTTCTGAGTTACCGAAAGCGACAGGCAAGGCGGTTCTGCGGCGTGTTCTCAAGGCCGCTGGCGAGCCGATAATGTCGTCCGCGCAGCAGAAAGCACCCGTCCTCACAGGCCAACTGGAAACATCCATCGTAACGTCAACGAGATTGAGCCGGCGACAGGCGAGGTTGGCGAGGCGTGTGGGCAAGTCAACTGTCGAGATGCACGTCGGGACGAAGAATGAAGCCGCTGTTCCGCAGGAGTTCGGGACGGCGCGGCAGGGCGCTCAGCCTTTCATGCGTCCGGCATGGGACGAGAACAAGGATCAGGCGCTCGATATCATAAAGAGCGATCTGGGGTCTGAGATCGAAAAGGCGGCGGCCCGGCTCGCGAAGAAGCGGTTGCGGAGGTAGGGCGTGGAAGAGGATCTGCGTTCACGTCTCATAGCGGAGGCCGCAGTGCTTGCGCTGGTCGGCACGCGAGTGAGTTGGGTTGACAGGCCCCAGGGATCGGCGCTCCCCGCCATAACTTTGCAGATGATTTCGCCGGGCAGGATTTACACGCACGGCGGCGCGAATGACCTGGCTGACAGCAGGGTTCAAATCGATTGCTGGGGGGATTCCTACGGCGCGGCGCGCGGCGTGGCCCGTGCGGTTCTGGCGGCAATGGAGGCCGGGGTAACACAAGGCAATACGGATTTCGCCCGCGCGTTTCTCGATGGCGAGCGGGACATGCCTGCCGAGGACTTGGCCGGTGGCGTGAAGGTGTTTCGGACCAGCATGGATTTCATAATCTGGCACCAGCCAGTTACCTGAAAGGATAGACTATGACCGCGAAGCTCGGCTTTGGGGCAACATTCAGCTTGCATAATGGAACAGCGCTGACGGCTGTTGCCGAACTTTTGAGCGTCACGCCGCCCGCCTATACGGTGGAGACGATCGACGGCACCACGCACGGCTCCGCGAGTGGTATTCGCGAGTTCATCCCTGGCCTGATTGATCCGGGCGAATTGACCGCGACATTCCATCATGTGCCGGGGAGCGCCGGAACGGACCTTCTGGAAGATCAGGTTGCCGCTCGCACCACGCGGGCGTTCAAGATCGTCCTGCCGACGACCTCGGGCTCTTACGATATAACGGGGACCTGCATTCCGATGAGCTATGCCGTCGATGATGTGCCGATCGATGACAAGATGACCGCAACGTTCACGGCCAAGGTGACGGGCGCTGTCACGATCGCGGCGAGCGCGTAATGTCGAACCCGTTGCGCGGTGAAGCGTCGTTCGAACTGGACGGCGAGGCCATGACGCTCGTCTATAATAATGAGGCGTTTTGCCGGATCGAGGGCGTCACCGGAGAGAGTTTTTTCGATACGCTCAGCGAGATTCAGGCAGCCGAAGCCGCCGGAAAGAAGCCGAAGATCAGCAGCCTTCGCGTTCTGCTTTGGGCCGGGTTTCAGGATCGCCACCCGAATATCTCCCTTGCCGATGCTGGTGACATGGTGATGACGGGCAGGATCGACGCTCTCAACGCGATGTCGGCGGCTTTGGCCGGCGCTTTGCCGAAGGCGAAGGAAGACACCCCGGCAAACCCTCGGAAGAGGGGTCGCGCTGGGACTGGTTCGAACTGATCGAACTGTGGACCGAAGCCGGGCACGATCCTGATAGCTTCTGGCGGCAGACGCCCCGGATCATCCTGGCGGCGTTCAAAGGATATGAGCGGCGCTGCGAAGTTGAGCAGAAGCGCACGGCTTGGCTGGCCTGGCATATCGAAGCGCTGTCACGCCAGAGGAAGATCCCGCCGCTGACCGATCTGGTCGGCGAAAAGCGGAAGACCAAGGTGCAGACGCCAGATGAGATGCTGGCGGCGTTGCAGGCGTGGGCAAATGTGACGAACGGGAGGCCCTGATGAACGCAGTGGTGGGCGCGCTCCGGGTCACGCTTGGGATCGACACGGCGGCCTTTGAAGAGGGGTTGACGATAGCCCAGAAGCGGCTCGCCGCCACGGGCAAGTCCCTTCAGAATACCGGAGCGAAACTGGCTGGCGTCGGCGCGATCCTGTCGGCCGGCATCACGGCACCGTTCACCGCGCTGGTATCACAGGCGATCCCCGCCGCGATCGAAAGTCAGAAGGCGCTTGGGCAGGTGGAAGCTGCGCTCAAGAGCATGGGGCCGGTGGCGGGGCGCACGTCCGAGCAGCTTCAGGACGCGGCTGCGCAACTGCAATCGCTGTCCACGTTCGACGATGACGACATTCTCGCGAAGGTGACGGCCAACCTGCTGACCTTCGGTAATGTCTCGGGCGAAGTATTTGATCGGGCGCAGCTTGCGGCCGTGAACCTTTCCGCCCGGCTTGGGCAGGATCTTCAATCTTCTGCGATCCAGCTCGGCAAGGCGCTCAACGATCCGATCAAGGGCCTCACCGCCCTTGGGCGTGTTGGCGTCCAGTTCACCGAAGATCAGAAGGAAATGATCAAGGCGATGGTCGCAGCCGGTGACACGGCCGGCGCGCAGAAGATCATTCTAGGCGAACTGGAGCGACAGTTCGCAGGCGCGGCCAAGGCGCAGCGTGACGCATCCCCCGGACAGGACACGATCGACGCCTGGCGCGAGTTTCAGGAAACGATCGGCGCGCTCGCGCTCAAGGTTCTGCCTCCCCTCACGAATATGCTGACGAGCGTCCTCAATGCCTTCAACACCATGTCCCCCTCGATGCAGGCGGTCGTTGTAGGCGTGGCGGCGGTCGCCGCTGGTCTCGGCCCCCTCACCCTGGGATTGGGAGCTATCGTCTCCGGAGTCGGGCTTGTGCTGCCTGCCTTCGCGGGTCTGGTGGCGTTCTTCAGCGCGTCGCTTATCCCGGCTTTGGCGGCAGTTGGCAGCTCTCTTATGTGGCTGGTCGCGGCTGGCGGCCCTTTGCTTCTCATTCCCGTGGCGGTCGCAGCGGTTGTTGCAGCGTGGAAGAATTGGGACACGATCGGGCCTATACTTGAGCGGCTTTATACCGCCGTGAAGAAGTGGATCGTGGATAAGCTCGGCGCGCTTTGGGATGGCGTGATCTCCAAGCTCAAGATCGTCGGGGACAGCTTCTACACGCTCTATGACCGGGTTGTGGGGCATAGCTACGTCCCGGACATGGTTTCTGAAATCGCGGCCGAACTCGCAAAGCTGGACGGCGTGATGGTCGATCCGGCAATAGATGCGACACAGAAGACGGCTTCTGCCTTCGCCGACATGGCATCGAGCGTGGTCAACAATTTCCAGTCGATGCTGAGCGCGCTCAAGCGTGGAGATATAGGCGGGATTGCCAGCGGGCTGAGCGGTATAATCGGCACGGTCGGCGGATTGTTCGGTGGCGGCGGCCAGACGGCGGCGCAACTTGGCATCAATGATTATGGTCGCACCGGCCTTCCGGGCTTCGCAACCGGTGGTTCGTTCAAGGTCGGCGGTCGCGGCGGCATCGATCAGAACCTTGTCCAGTTCCGCGCTACCAAGGGCGAGATGGTCAACATCACCAAGGGCGAGAATGACAATCGCCGCGCACTCTCCGTCCACGTCACTCCCTCCCCCTACTTCAACGTCGCCGTGCAGGAAGTGGCCGCGCCGCTTGTGCAGCAAGGCATGGTCGGCGCGGTGGGCATGGGTGAGGCGCGGCAGGCACAGCGGGCAAGGCGGCGGCTCGGATGACGATTGATCTGACGAGCCTTTCCGCACAGGTCGCAACGCCGCGCCTGCTCGATTGGGGATCTGAGCTTGTGCCATCGCTCGGCGGTGTGACGCAGCGGCTTAACCGCCTCGGCAGCCGCCACGCGATCGATGTTGCGCTTCCGCCTATGCGGATCGAGCCAGATGGGCGTTTGTGGATCTCACGCCTGAAGCGGGGCAAGACGGAGGGGGTTCAGTTCGCATTTCCCCAGGTCGAATTTGATGTGTCATCGCCCGGCACTCCGCTGGTCAAGACTGCGGTATCGGGCGGCACGTCGGTGGCACTGAAGGGTCTCACGCCACGCTACGCTATCAAGGAAGGCCAGTGGTTTTCCGTCATTCATAGCGGGCGCAGCTACCTCCATTCGGTCGATACGCAGGTGATCGCGGATGCGAGCGGGGACGCGACGGTGACGATTACTCCGATGCTGCGGACCGCGCTTTCGGTGGACGATGTGGTGAACCTCGGCAAGCCGATCATCGAAGGCTCGCTGTCTGGTGATGAAGTGGCGTGGACGCTGGAGATGGCGCGCACGGTTGGGCTGCAGTTCACAATTTCTGAGATCGCATGACCGCTCTAACCCCGCAGCTCGACGCTGCCCTCTCCGCAGATCGCCCCCTGATCTACGGCGCGGTGGAGATCAATCTTCCGGGCTATGATCTGCGGCTGCTCGATGGCTCGGGACGGATCGCGCACGGGTCGGATATCTTCACGGGCGAGGACGCCACGTTCGGCGTTCTGGCGGCAATCGACGAGATTTCGGACGGCATGGGCGACGAAGCCCCGGCTATCAACATTACGTTGCAACCCGCAACCGATGCTGCGGCGGCGGACCTTTCAGACCCTGCAATGCAGGGATCGCGGGTCAGGCTTTGGCTTGGGGCGGTCACGTGCACGACGGGCGCGGCGATCGTTGATCCGTTCCTGTTGTTCGATGGTGAACTGGACGTTCCGACGCTCAAGGTCGGGCTACGCAGCCGGTCGCTCGAATATGAATGCGTCTCTGGCTTCGAGCGCTTCTTCGGTGACGATGAGGGGATGCGGTTGAGCGACAGCTTCCACAAGTCGATCTGGGCGACAGAAACCGGTCTGGCGAATATGTCGGGGATTATCAAGACATCGTACTGGGGTGCGGAAACGCCTCCTAACAGCGTGTCGTTCATCGATCAGCGAACGGCTGCGGTGCAGGACATCGCCGCAAAGATCAAGGCGGGGCTGGCGTGACGGAGATGGTGCGCCGGGTAGCGGCGGCACAGGCGACGCTCGACAAGTTCAAAGGGCGGCCGTTTCATTTTGGCTCGATGGATTGCGCGCAGCTTGTTGCTTTCCACCTGAAGAAGATGGGGCACAAGCCAAAGCTGGCGAAGGCGGGTCGCTATTCGTCGGCGCTGGGGGCGAAGAAGGCACTCAAGCGGCTGGGCTATGACACGCTGGCCGAAGCGATGGATGGCAATGGGTTCGAGCGCATCCCGCCCGCTGCGGCGGTGGTGGGCGACGTGATCGAGATGCCGGGACTGGAAGGGCCGGGGGCGCTCGCGGTGGCGCTCGGCAATGGTCGCGCCGTGGCCTATCACGAAGACGCGATCGGCGCGGTGGTGGTGCAACCCTCGCAGATGCTTGCGGCCTGGCGCGTCACATGAAGATCATTCGAACGGCTGCGACCATTATCGGAGCAATCGCTACTGTCGTCGCCGTTGCCGGGACACTGACCGGTAATCCGCTGCTGGCGGCCACGGCGGCAACAGTGGCGAAGGTGGCTGCGGTCGTTGCAACAGCGGCCACAATCGCGGCCGGAAAGCCCAAGCCAAGCGTCTCTGGCAGTCCAACATCGTTCAAAATCGACCTGCAAGCCCCGATACCCTACATGATCGGCCGCACCCTGAACGCGGGCTATATCGTTCACCGGGGCTCCTACGGGGCCAAGCAAAAATACCAATCGTTCGTGGCGGTCATCTCCGGCGCGGGGCCAATCGACGCGATCGAGGCATTCCAGGTTGACCGCACCACGATCACCTTTTCCGCAGGGGCGGCGACGGGCTTCTATGCGGACTGGATGTGGCTCGATACGCAGCTTGGAGCCGCGCCCGAAGCGGACGCGCTGGCATCGCCCTTCGCCGGGTTCGCGAGTTGGGATGCCTCATCGAAGCTGTCTGGATACGCGGCGTATCTCTGGACTCTGAAGTTCGACAAGAAGGGCAAGAAATACAGCAGCGGCGTCCCGCAGCCGGGCGTGATCGCGCGCGGCGTCAAGGTTTATGATCCGCGCCTTGATAGCACCTATCCCGGCGGCTCCGGCGCGCATCGCTCGGACGATGAAGCAACGTGGGCGTATTCGGCAAATCCTTGGCTGCACGCGCTGGCCTGGACGATTGGACGCCACCACAATGGCAAGCGCGTCGCGGGTGCAGGCGTACCGATTGACGCAATCGACGTAGCTGCTTTTGTCGAGGCGGCTAACGTCGCGGATACGAATAGCTGGGTTGCGGGCGGGGTGGTCGATACGTCGCCTGGGCAGAAGTGGAATAACCTTAAGCTGATGGCGCAGGCTGGAGGCGGCGAGCCTGTCCGCATCGGGGCGCTGGTCTCCTGCACCGTCAACGCGCCGAAGGTCTCGCTCGATACGATCACCTATTCGGACATCGTGGGAGAGGCGACGGTCCCGGCGACGCAGAGCCGCCGCGATCGAATCAATGGCATCGTGCCGAAATACAGGTCGGAGGATCATGGCTGGGAGGTTGTCCCGGCGGACGTGGTGAGTGTCTCCAGCTATGTGACGGAGGACGGAGGGGAGCGGACGCGCGAGATCGACTACCCGCTCGTGCAGGATGTGGATCAGGCGGCGCAGCTCGCGGCCTATGACATCGTGAACGCGCGCGAGTTCGGTCCGATCACGTTGCCGCTCAAGATCCGGTGGATCGGGTACAAGCCCGGCGATTGCCTCACGATCAACGTGCCGGAACTGAATCTCGTCAATCAGACCGCGATCGTGATCGGGCGAACGCTCGATCCTAGTTCGGGCGTGGTGACGTTGACGCTGAAGTCCGAGACGGCGGCGAAGCACGCTTTCGCTCTCGGGCAGACGGGAACAGCGCCGCCGACGCCCGACCTTTCGACGCCGGACCTTTCGGATGTGGATGCGCCAGATGTGAGCGAATGGAGCCTGTCGGGTACAGTGCTGAACGGTAGCGGGTTGTCGCTGCCAGCGCTTGTGTTCGAGGGGGCGGTTGACGATCCGAATGCCGAAGCGGTGCTGTTCGAATATTATCAGGGGACGGCAGCCCCGGTCGATCCGGCGGATTGGGTTTCGGCGGATATGTCAGGGCCAGATGTTACCCGGCGTGAAGTGTCTACCAT